AGATCGCCCACCACGTAGCAGAGCGCGGCCGAGAAGGTCGGATTGAAAAGCCATGTACCCGGTAGGCGGTTCGGAACTTGAGCACCGATGCGGTATGTGTCTTGACTATATTCAGCCATGATTTACGCGGCCTCTTTGTCGGACTTGGGTTTCATTTTGGCGATTTCCTTCTCATGGCTGTGCTGCATGCGCGTCATATTGCGCTCGTGCTCTTGATCGCGCTGCTTTTGCTCATTCTGAAGTTTCGCGATTTCGATCTTGGTTTGCGCGTCGAGGGCTGCGATGCGCTGCTTGGCCTCGGCCTCGAACTGCGTGCGCTGCGCCTCGAAGTGATTCTTGAGTTCTTGGATCTGCCGCTGCGCGGCAATTTCCTTGTCCTTGGCTTGGGCATCGAGCATCGCCTTTTCGCGGTCCCGCTGCGCTTCAAGCTCGTTCTCTTGCTGCGACTGCTTCGCCTGTGCGGCCTGCTGGCCTTGCGCAATGGCAATGTCCGTCTGTGCCTTGACGTGCGCCAACTGCGTCTGCAATTGACCCTCGGCCTGCGCCTTGACCACCTCGGGCGGGGGCGGTTTCGGCGCTTTGGCGGCCTTCTCGAGCGCGGCCATCATGTCTTCGAAGGTCTGCTCGACGGCGCGCGCGGTCTTGAATGCGCGGATGCCGAACATCAGGAGCTCGCCCAGCATCGGCAGGATCTCGGGCGCCTGCATGCCGGCCTGCGTCATCTGCGTCACGAACTCGCTCGCCGCCTTGATCAGTTCCAGGCGCGCGGACTTCTCGGCCTCCTCGTCCATGCGGATGGTGGAATCGGTCTCCATGTCCAAGCGAAACTCGCGCAAGACCGGATTCTTAAGGAGCGCCTCCACTTCTTCCCACGTGGGCTCCTCGAGGAGCTTGATCTTGTCGGGGGATAGGGGAGCCTGTCCCGGCGCTGGCGTTTGCGGCATCCCAGGCGAGGCGGGGTGCATGCCGCCGGCAGGACCGCCCCCAGAATTCCCGAGCGAAGGAGGCGCACCCGCACCAGGGGAGGCCAGGCCCTGGGGACTTTGCTGGGGCGGAGCCGGAGTCGCCGGTACTTGCGGATGCGGCGCGATCATACCTCCCGGTGCCGAGGGTGCGCCAGGCGCAGCCATCGGGCCAGGAGGGGCCATGGCAGGATGCGGAGGCATGCCAGGCGCTTGGACAGGGGGCGCCGGAGCAGCGGCATCCGGATGGGGCGCCTGTTGCTGTTGTTGCACGGACTGTTGCTGTTGTTGCATCGCCTGCTGCATCTGTTGCATGCGGGCCTGCGCCGCCAGTTGCATCTGGATCTGCTGCTTCTCGGCATTGGTCAGGAGCTTGACGCCAGAAATGGCCTTGAGCGTGTCGATTGAGTAGCCCGCGACAATTTGCCCGATGATGCGGATCTCATCGCGGCAAAACCGCTGCACCTCGGTTTGCGCGTCCTCGATGCGGACCAAGGAAAACTGCCCTTTCAACTGCTGCGCGGTGGCCGTCTCATTGGGATCTGAGAGCCCGCGCACGATATCGGAGATGCCGGTGAGCTGATAAATGTCCTCGATCAAGGCCGTGCGTTGATCGCGCAGCTTCTGCAGCGTGTCGGCGATCATGTCCATGGGCAGAAGTTCGAACGTGCCAGCGAGGCCGCCTTTCTCCTTCATCGCCGCCCAGCCGTTGACCGGGATCAACTGATTTTCGACGCCCTCGCTCAATAACCGGTCAAGGCCCTCAGCACTCGTATCGCGAACACCAGCGACTTTAAGGGCTTTGGTGATAGAAGCGATCCGAGTACTAAGCTCGTCCAGTTCATTGGCTTGGTCTTGGTAGTAGGTGAAATTGGGAGTCGGAACAAGATCATCGTTGCAAAGATTCGCGTAGAGCCCGCGCGGTGTCGGAAAGAAACCCTCGAGCCCCAGCGGATCGTCGCGGATGTCCAAGGGCCTCGGAAAGGTTTTCGTGATCCAGATCACCTCGCGCTCGAGTTTGTCCCAGATCTCGTACACCACGGCTTTCTTGCCGCCGCGCGGAATCTTGACGTTCACATCGTTCAGGTTCTTAGGCGACCAATCGAGCGGAATTTCATCGATCTCATCGGCGCTCAAGCCATGCGGATTGTGCGGTCCTTTCTCGAATCGCTTTGCGAGTTCGCGCCTGTCCATGTAGACGATGCGCCATTTGCCGCGGATCTCATCATCGACCCGCGCCCATGAGTGTCCGTAGTCTTCCCAGAAGACATAATCGAGCTTAGTCTCTTCGTAGTGAAGGATTTCATCCTCAATCGGATCGGGAGCAACGTCATCGGTCTGGACGCCCTCGAGTGCGACGGTATCGCTCGGGCCAGTGGCTGGCTGACTCTCGGCGGCTTCAGTCCCGGCCGATTGAGCCTGGCGCGGCACACCTCGCTCCGTTTCATCGATCGCGGCAGCTTCCTCTTGAGCGGCCGGGAGATCGAGCTTTTTGAAGTGCGGGACGTAGCGAATCCAGACGGTCGCGCGACCTGGGAGCTCATAATCGAGGACGCATTGCCGGTTGACCTGCCACGCATCATTGCAGTGGTCCAAGGTATATTGAATCGAGCGTTCAAGGATCTCGGAACCGACCCGGCCGATCGGGTCTTTGTCTTTGAAGCGACGCTCGACCTGTACTTTTGGGTTCCTGGCGTAGAGCGCCGGCAAGCGCGTCTGCACGTTTGCCCAAAGGATGTTGTACCGAGTGAGCACGTCCTCACGCGGCGACCTTAGGTCCTTGTACTTTTTGTATATTTTCCTGCCGCGACGCAGGAACTTGTCGAACATGCGCTCGTAGGTTTCGATCTCATCGCGCCAAAACTTAACTTTAGGGTCCAGCTCGAGGTCGACTCTCTGGCCGGTGTCATCCACTTCAGCCACAGATCAGCACTGCGGACGCGGAGCAGTTGGCGACGATGCCATTTAAGAATTCGATAGGCGCGGGATTCCACCCGGCTACCACGGTCAGCGCACATATGGCGGCGCCGGCGCCCGCGACGGTGGCCGCGTCGTAGAGCGTCACCGTGCCTGCGGCATTGGCGAAGATGCCCAGCAGAATGCCGGAGCGAGGAAGAACGAGCTGCGCCGATCCCGTGGCGGGAGTGATCGGACGGCCGGCTGGCGTGATCCCGACGAGTGCCATGGGCTATTCTTCCTTTTGAGGTTCCGCGAACGTGTCCTTGTGAACGATCTTCCAAGGCTCGCCCAGCGATTTAACGACTTTACGCGCCCGCGTCAAGCTAAACACGGTCTGCGCGCCTTCCGAGGCGAACTTTCGCTGACCATCCACGACACACGTCACATACCATTCGATCAGTTCACTTCTCATGAGCGAGAGGCGGGGCGGGAGTGATCCAGTGGCCTGCAAGTAGCGTATGGATTCGATCAAATCCTTCGCTAGACATTGGAATTGATCCCTGTTCATGGATCTCTTTGAGCGCCTCTTGGTAGAGCGCGAGCGGCACGTACACGAGCTTGGTCAAGTCGGGCTTTTCCGACTGCAGGCGCCGGATCAGCTTTTCAAGCTCTGGCTTCACAAGCGCCCGGACAGAAGCAGCACGATCAGGATGATCAGCAGCAGGCCGCCCCCGCCGATGCCATAGGTGTGGGGATACCAGCCACCATAGCCGCCACCGATTGCCACGATGATCAAAATGATGAGGATGATCGTCAAGAGGTTCATATGCGCTCGGGCCTCGAGGTGTTGCCAATTTTGTTGAAGTTCTCCCAGAATACTTCATCCGCCGTTGCTTCGTTCAGAAAGCGCGGCTTCTCTTTGGGTGCGTCTTTCCTTGCGGGCTGCCAGACTTGGCCGATGATCTCGAACGCATCGGCATCGTGAGAGGACCAATCGTGCACCGGCGCATCGCCCAACACGCGCTTTTTCTCATCGAGCGAATAGTGATATGAGCGCAGCGCATCAAGTCCCCGCTCGCACCGGTCCTGATCCCAGTAGCACACCTCGATGGTTTTGCGCGCGGCCGAGATGCCGTTCGCCGTCGTGGTGGCCGGGATCACGGTCATTTGCACCTGAAACGCAAAGGCCTGATCGCCGATCGATCGACCGCCGGCGGCCAAGGACTTATTGGCGCCGTCGTGCGGTACGTAGTGTGCGCCGTAGCTATATGCCTGGCGATGCTGAGCCTTAGGGATGCTGGCGCCCATCGATACCTTTCCACCCACCTCTGATATCTCGCGGCCATGCACCTGCTCGCAATAGTGCTTGATGTCCTGCCCGGTATTTCGATAGTGGTCGATGACGTGGATTCGTGGACCTGGAAGGATCTGAAAAAACCAGATGGAGGTGGCGTCAGAGAAACCAAAATCCCAAGCTGTATGAACCGGAAAATTCGGATCATGAGGCAGGTTGCAGATCGCGCCGGCCTGCTCGCGACGTCGGATTGCGGCGGCATAGACCGCACCCAATACCGCGGCATCAAAGCTGCAGAGATACTCTTGCTCGAAGTAAGCCTGACCTAGTTCTTCGCCGAAGGTCTGGATTTGCTCAAGGCGCTCTTCTTCCAATTCATCGGCGGTAAATATCTCGGTGTCGAGTGCTGACCTGATCTCATGAAACCATCCTTGCGCGCGCTTGGCTGACTCGTACAGCGTCAGGCCGTGATTGCGGCCTCGGGGCGTGTAGATGAAAATCGCCCATCCGCCGTTTTCGCGCAAGATCGGGCGCAAGTACGCCCAGCTCGCAGGATCCGCCAGCGACCATTCGGAGAACACGATGCCGATCGGGGGCGAGCCCACGAGCGCATTGAAGTTATCGCTCCCGACCACCTGCCAGATCGACCCATTCTTGAACTCGATCATCATCTCGTTATTGCGCGAGCGCTGGCGCAGTTCCACCGGGAAGCACTCATCAATGCGGCGCCTACCGGTGTGCGGGTTGATCGCCTCCCAGATCGCTTTTCGAGCCTGCTCGGCCTGGGGAAGCATGTGCCAATAGTTGCCCACCCGATCGAGCATCGCGGCGCACGTCCAGTGCAGCGCCACATCGTCCTTGCCGGCACGCCGATGCCAGACCACGCAGGCGCGTTTGCCGCCCCCCTCCATGTAGCGCCAGAAAGGGTCTTGATGCGGCTCGGTATACCAGCCACCGAAGAGGTCGATCGGTTCGGGCGAACCATCCACGGGTCAATGCTCGTGAGCTTGGGAGGCTTTACCGCGGCGTTTGTAGCCTTCGGGGCGCTGCGTGGGGTCGCGGCGAATGACGGTGATGTTGCCGCGCAGGTTGATGTCCTTGGGCGCCTCGGCCTTGGGGATCAGGGTGCTCAAGAGCGCGACGGCGGCGTGGTACTCGATCGGCGTCATGGCCTTCGATCTGATCCGAGTCTCTTTCAGCGGCTTGCCGTCCTCGCCCTTCACGATCTGCCCTTCTCGGATCAAGGGGACCTTGTAAATTTGATGCCCGCGCATTTTGCCAAGTGCCTGTTGCTCAAGGCGATGGACGATCATTCCTATGCGGATGCGCTCGCGTACTTTTTCGGGGGTCCAAGGTCGCCCGTTCTTGGGCGGTTTTCTGGCTGGCATGGATCCTCGCAATTCCGGCGACTTGAGGCCCGGTGGATTGCTATTTCACGTGCGGCGGCGAGGAGATCGAGCGCACCCTCCTCGTTACCCGCCTGATACCACTGCAGCGCGCCTAAGCGCGCCGCGCGCTCGATTCGCTCCAACACGTCATGTTCCACGTGGAACACTTGAGTTTAAGCGCTTAAATTTGCTACGAAATTTCCCGATCCGACATATCGGATGTCGGCGAGCTTATTGACCGCGATGGAAAACCCGGCGCCGGCCGAGCCGCCCTGAATGGTGCCCGTGCCTTGCGGGTATACCAGGAGCGCATTCGCGCCGCGGTTGACGACCGTGATGGTGTCCCCTACTTCAAGCGTGCCGACCGAGGCGACCGTAGTGCCCGCCGGCGCCACTGACTGCGAGCTGACCGTCTGATCCTCGCCATAGGGCAGGATGCAGCCGGATCCTGCCGCCACCGTCGTGAATACGTTGAAATCCCTGGGCAACAGCAGCGCCGTCGCCTGCGTGGTGCCGGCGGCCGTCAGGCCCACCGAGTTTTGCCAGTCGAATGCGCCCTTGATGGCCTGGACCACTCCCACCGGGAGGCCTCGAATAAATGCCGCTACACCCATGATGCTGCCCTCGCTTTAGTGTTGATAAAAGTGCGCTTTCAAAATCAATTAAAAATCAATACATCATCGATTTTTTGCTGCTCGTCATGTTGGAATTGAATCTCACTTTCCCCTTGAGGCGTTCCATCGTGCCACGGCCGGGGGCGGAACTCGATCGCATCGGGCTCGCGTGATGCTGGCCGCGTACGGGCGCTGAGCCTTTGCCGCCCGCGATCGTTGCATGACCGGATGCGCGACCGCGCGTGAGGCCGCCAGGCGGGAGCTTGTTCGCGCCGCGCACGCCGCCGGAACTGACGGCGCTTTTCGATCCGAACTCGCCGCGAGACGGTCCCTCGGTTTCGCTTCTCGATCGCGAGGCCGGCTTCATGGGCTCACGGGTCGGGCGGATCGTGCCGGGCCTGCCGGTGGACGTGGCGCGATAGGAATTATCGGCGCTGCCGTTCACGGCCGAGTGAGATTGCCAGTCCTTGCGGCTTTCCCCCTTGCGCGAGGGAATCGCGCGGGGTCCTGCGGACTGCGGGATCTTGCCGCCGCGCGCCAAGGAAGGATTGTTGAGTCCGCCGGCGCTCTTGTCCTGCGTGGTCTTGATGTATCCCGGCATGCCGCCGGACTTGGCGCGGCCTGCGCCGCGGGAGATCGGCACGCGACTGAGCTGCGAGGTGTTGCGCGTGCTTTCGGTGCTTACGCCTTGTGAGAATCTTGCGCCCATGCTCTTTGGCTCCTGGTAATGGTGAATGGCGCGGTTTTCATATCACACTGAGTAAAAAAAAGCCCGCCCAAGTTTTTGAGGCTTGAGCGGGCGATTACTTCATCAACTATCAGGGAGCCGCCAGAGCCATCCAGCGGAGCCCCTATTCAATCAAACGGCGGTGAGGCTGTCCAGCCTGGCAATCGCTTGTGTGATCCGATCGTTCAAGGAGTTCGCTTTGTGGGCAAACCATTGCAACTGTGACTCGATCGTTTGACCCTCAGGATAGGGCTGCACTTGCGCGCGGTTGCCATCGTTCAAATTCTCGCCGGGGCTTTTGCGCACGACGAGATGCTCCAAGCGATCGGCATTGACGGCAGTCGACTCGAGGCAGCGATAGATCTGCAACAGCGAGCCGCCCAAAGCGCCCGTGTTGCCATTGGCAAGACCGGGATTCGAAAAAGACGGTTCGCGAGCGCTGGCCTCCGCAGGCTTCGCTTGCGCCAATCGCTCAGGCTCAACGTCCGCATCCAAGGGCTTCTCTTCGAAATTCGGCGGAGGAGGCGGCGTCTCTTTGTGCAAGTACTTGGCTTGGGCTTTGTTCATGGAAAATTCTCCGTGTGAAAAAGTTGATCGATCACAGAAAGGATAGTCGCACCGCGGCTGATTGCGCCGTCCTCACTTGCCGCGTTCGGCTGTCAGCCTGAGACGCTTTTGAGGAATGCCGGCTGAGTCAAGGACCCGTCATGATCGCACGCATCGAGATATCGAAAAATTTGGTCTGCGGCCATCATCCAGCCTTGCACGACGATGCAGCGATAACGCTGGCGCTCCATGCGCTGAGCAAATTCGGTTTGAGCTTCGCTCGTCACGGCGCCTTTGGTGCGCTTCATTTCGATGAACAGGCCTGCCCAGCCCAGACGGAAGCACGGAATCGCGAGCAGGTAATCGGCCACGCCGTTCTTGAAGCCTCGGCGCTTCAGCGCATTCATGATCATGGCGCGCTTGCGCGCATCTCCCCCCAGTAATTGACCGTTCGGGATCATGATCAACAGATCGGATAGTTTGTCTCGTTTCCAATGAACGTGCTGAGCCCACTGAAACAAGTTCTCGCACTCGTCGCTTTCGGTGGGTATAGGCATCTTAACTGCTGTTCTCATCTGTACACCTAAGGCTGTGATGGTGAGAGGCGCGCCCGTGCCTCCCGAACATCGAGATAGCACGGGCATTCGGCCGTAGATGGAGCCGAGTATGCTGCGAGGTTCCTTTGATCAGCCTGCCGTCCTCACGAGCCCGTAGCAGCGCCGCTTTGCTGATTCCCCTGGTAGCGGCTTTGAAACAATCGATTCGGTGAGCCAGTGCCTGTGGCGCGTCCTCGCCGAACCTTTAGAGCGCGCCGAAAAGCGCGTCGGACATGAGCTCCATCTGCGCGCGCTGAAACCTGATCTGTTCTTCGGTCTTGCCTTGGGGCCCGGTGTAGTGGATGCCGTTTTCCACGAACCAGCGCTCGATTTTTGCGAGTTCATCGGTGCGCGGAAAGTAGTCATCCTCGGACGCCATGCGATGAATCGTGTAAATGCTGCAGCCCGACTCGCGCATGATGCGCGTTCGCCACCCTTTCGACACTCGCAGGTAATGCCGGATGCGCTCCGTGATCTGCTCGATGCGACTAGGGACGATGTTTTCAGTCATTTTCGCATCTTGCCCGAGATTTATGCACACGGCAACTGGACTCTAGGGAGAAAGTGCTATATTTTGGTTATGAGCCATCCATATCAATCCTGGGAGGAAAACAATGGAATTTGGAGACGTACCGCAACAGGCCGGCGATTTCGCCATGCGTACAAGCGCCGCAGAAGCGCCCAGAGCGGCGCAGAATGAGACCCTGAAGTCAGACCAGCCTGTAACCGATCCGCAGTGGCAGCCGGGCGCTGCGCAGCTCATGATCCCGTTTCCCGACACGCCCGAGGTTGAATTCGATGATGCTTTCGCTCGAGCGCAGGCGAACTTCCAGCCCATCGTGCGCAATCGCACGGTCAAGGTGGCGATGAAGGCCGGTGGGACCTACACCTACGAATATGCGGAGCTGGCGACGATCCTGGCCGCGACCGTGCCCTACTTGAACGCGGAGCGCATCACCTTCCGGCAGCGCCTGATTGCCTCAAAAGACGGCGATCAGGTGGAAACAATCCTGAAGCGCCGCGGCTATTCTGAGCGCTCGCTGTATCCGGTCTTTTCGGTCAACATCGCAGACCCCAAAGACTTAGGCGCCCAGGTTACCTACGCCAAGCGCCTGGGCGCTCAGCTTGCGCTCGGCGTTGCCTCCGAGGATGACAACGATGGCAGCGACAAGGAGTTTGCCGAACCTCCGCAACGCGGGGGCTTCCGTGAAAAGGTCCAGCGCGCCATGGATGAGTACCTGGGGCCCGCCGCCGAATCGCGCGACACGTTCATGAAGCCGGATTCCAAAACCAATGCAACGCGCCTGGTCGATGCCGATGCCGCGCCCGTGAGCGACGCAGCGACTTCGACCGATTACACGCCCGCTCAATTGGCCGACATGGAAGGTCGAATCGTGGATGCGCGAGACGAGCTGCTGCAGGCCGCTGCCGAAGGGCGCCGCGTCGGAATCGAGCAGATATGGAACGAGATCAAAGATAACGAGTACGTAGCTACACGCGTGTGGTCGCAACTTCGCGAGCATCCCGATCACTTCGCCACGATCAAAACGGTGCTGAAACCTAAGCCTCAAGGCAAGCGCGATCCGAACAAGGCGCGAGGTTGACACATGAACAGGTTGCAACGGCTCGAAAAGGCCTTGGAATGGATGATGGACGGTAATCGCCTCGTGGACTGGGGTGCCGGTATCGAAGGGCAAACAGTGGGCTGTGGCTGCTGCTCGGCGTCCGCGGAGATACCCGAGGAGTTGCGCGCCGAACTCGTGGCCGCGTACAAGCGCCTGGAGGATGCGAAGTGAATGACCCAACCATTCGCCTTGGGTGAACTCACGGAGAGACAAATGCAAACGATGACTTTCGAGGGGACGCAAGCCGATTACTGGATCAGCCGCGCAGGCACCGGAGTATGGCGCACGGCCCGCAAGCAACAGGTATGCCGCGCTGGACATGAGCGTCATGTCATGAAGCCGGGCGACCGGTATCTCGACACAGGCGAGCGGACTCCTGACGGAGTGTGGGCAACTATCAAGTGCTGCGAGGCATGTGCAAATGCCACGCTTCGCTTTTAATACAGAGGGTGATGGGAAATGAAGACTGAGCGCGATCCTGACAGGCTATTCAATGCCGAGCCAGCCCAGCCAAAGCGACACAAAAGAGTTCGGAAAACCAACATCGAGTGACGAGGTGAAGCCGTGAAAATCGATAACTTCAGTGATGAACGTATCGCCGAGATCTACGCGGGGTCCCCTCTCAGCAATGAGGAACGGGCATTCCTGATTGAGGACACACCGCATTTCGAGGAGTGCGACAAAGACACCGCTGAGCAATTGCCGTTCATGTCAGATATCGACCTAATGCGGCAAGCTTATCGAGTGTGGGCGGATTACTGCTCATGCCTGTCACCGCACCGAT